TAGGTATCAAGGTCGAGACGATGGTGGTGTTTATTATTATTACTCTATAACAAAAGATTTTGGGATTGAAGAAACAAGACACTTCAAAGAAGGGTTTTTTACCTACGAAGAAGCAGAACTTGGTTGCCTTAGAGCAATGATTAAACTAGTTAAAGGAGGTAACAAATGACCTTCCAAATCGTTCCCGCAATCGTTAACCAAAAACAAATTTATAGACTTTACATTAACCAGCAATTACACTCAGAACATGACACAAGAAAACAGGCATTATATACACAAATTAAAATTGAAAATTCAATATCTAAGCCAGGAAAACAAACAGCTGAGAGCCGAAATAACGGGGCAACGTCCAAACCTGAGCCATCCAGTGGGCGAGGTAATTAAATTTATATCGCATCAAACGGGGATAACGCCATCAGAGATGTTAACCAGGTCACGACAGCGAGATATCGTAACGGCTCGAATGCTGTGTATGTATATTTTTAGAACTTACTTAAATATGCAATGGACAGAAATTGGCCGCATATTTCACCGAGATCATTCGACCGCGATACATGGAGTGACGGTTGTAAGTAATCAAAGGACATTTCCTAAATCGTTTGAAAATCAAGTTATTGAGGCGTATGAAATGGAACGCGTGACGATGTGAAAAAATTTGCTATATTTGTATAGTTAACTGTCGTGTGGTAGCGATTATGTTAAAACACCTTTATTGCCCGCTAGTTTCAATGGACTACCACACATTGAGGCTGAGCGGGTTTTTTGTTTATGATCAAATACATTGAAAAAGAGGCTAATTTCACCGAGCGTGAAACCCTTACTTACATGCTAGCTTATGAGTTTAGCGACTACGAACTTATTAGAAAATTAAAATGGATTAAGTTTAATTGCAAATTAAAGAGCGTTGCTTACATTAGGAATTATTCATCGATTAACATTTATTTATTACAAAATAGCACGGATATTGATTTAATTATATGGTGGATTAAAAAGGCATTTGATGAAGAAACTGAGTTTATAACGCGCACACGTCAAAATTATTTAGATAAGGAGCTAAACTCATGAAAGTTTCTATTTATAAATCAATAACAGATATAAATTCACAAAAAGTATCTGATATAACGGCGGTTTTGGATAATATAAAAAACGGGGTTTATGAGGATTTAATTCATAAAATCAGAATAGCGCCAGATAAAAAAACTAGGGCTAAATTAAAACAAGGGCTTCCATATATTACGACTAGTGGCACGTTTTCAGTTAGAAATAATGAAAATTTAATCAAGCATAGCGGTTTAATTGCTATGGACTTTGACGAGCTTGAAAATTATGGAGACGCCTTTAATTTACTGATTAATGATCCGTACAGTTACGCGGTTTTTATGTCTGCATCTGGTAATGGCATATGTTGCCTGGTAAAGATTGACGGCAAAAAACACTTAGAAGCTTTTGAGGGGCTTCAAAAATATTACGAAGTTACATACAAATTATTTATTGATAAGGCTTGCAAAGATTTATCTAGGCCGCGTTTTTTGTCGTATGATCCCGATTTGTTTTTGAACGAGCAATCACAAGTTTTTAAATTATATATAAAAAAAGATACAAAACAACAAATAAAACAAGCAGAAGAATTTACTAAATCTCATTATAAATCAAAATTTGAATTGGTTTTATCTCGAATTGATAGAGATATAACAAACAATTATGACGATTGGACAAAATTAGCCTTTGCTATATCAAGTGAATTTGGTGAAAGTGGATTAGATTATTTTAAGCATGTAAGTTCATTTTATCATTCCTATGATCCTCATGAATGCGAGACAAAATACAAAAATTGCCTTGGTGATGGCAATGTAAAAATTGGATCCTTTTACGGACTTTGTAGAGATCACGGCATCGACATAACAGACCAGCGCGAATTAGACCAACGCAAAGAAATACAGCGGTTAAAACAATTAGGCAAAACTAAACAGGAAGTTATCCAGGCAATCCCAAACGCAATAAATGAGATAGTAGATTTTGAATTTAATAGGCAAACGCCCGCAAAAAATAATCAATTAGATATAAATTTAGTTGAGCAATTTATTCGCGAAAAATACCCTATTAAAAAGAATGAGGTTACGAGGTTTTACGAGCTTGACGGGGTGCAATTGGAGCAACAGGATTTAAACACGATTTACATTGATGTCAAAAAGGTTTTGTCTAAGGCTTCCAGGGAGATAATTGAATCAATTATATTTTCAAATTATACTGAAAAATATAACCCTTTGCTTGATTATTTTAACGGTTTAAAATGGGACGGAAAAGATCATTTAGCAGAGTTAACTCATGTAATTACTTCCAACACTGGAGACTTTGCCTATAGGCTTCACGGTTTACAATATTGGTTATGTGGTATAATTGACAGCGTTATTAACCAGGAACCAAATCTATTGTGTTTGGTTTTAGCAGGGCAACAAAATACGGGTAAGTCGACGTTTTTCACTAAGTTGCTTCCGAATGAATTAAAGAAATATTTTAGCACTTCACAGCTTGATAGGGGAAAAGATGATGAAATTTTAATGTGTCAATCGCTGATTATATTTGATGATGAATTTAGCGGAAAATCTAAGCAGGACGCAAAACAAATGAAGCGCTTACTATCTGCGCACTCATTTACTTTACGGGAGCCTTACGGGCGTCAAAACGTAACGCTTAAGCGCTTAGCTACGTTATGTGGTACATGTAATGAATTAGATGTCCTCAATGATCCTACAGGAAATAGGCGCTTTATTGTGTATGACATCAATGGACAGTTTGATTACGAGAGATACAATAAGATAGATAAATCACAACTATTTGCGCAATGTGTTCACCTGGTTAACACCGGTAAGCATAGGGATAAATACGATATATTTCTGCAGGATTTACAGGACTTAAGCGCTGAGTTTATGGAGGTTAGTATAGAAGAGGAACTACTTAATGAGTTCTTTATGCCGAGTGTCTATGGTGCGTTCTATCAAACGACCAAAATAAAGGACATAATTGAAGAGCATACACAACAGAAGTTAGGCGTCAAGAAGTTAGGTCAGGCACTTAACAAATTGAAATTTAATAGAATAAAACAGAATGGTATATACGGATACATGGCTACAAGTCGCCGACCAATCGGGTAACTTGGGTAACTTCAAGGTAACTTCAAACAAACGAAGTTACCCCATGAAGATATCAGTAAACACTAGGTACTTCGTTAATCGGGTAACTTGGGTAAGATATATTTCTAATAAATGTGTGAGATATATTATTGCTTAAATAATATGTACTACTTTTTTCGTTACCCAACTTACCCAACTTACCCTAATGCCAACAAAGCCACAGCCTAAAATAAAACCTAAATCATTTTATAACAAGCCGTTATATGATAAAGGTGAGTATAACACAACTCAATGGAGAAAACTAAGAATGATTATTTTAAACGACGAACCAATCTGCAGAGAGTGTAAAAGAAAAGCCGCGAGCGTCATTGATCACATTCAACCGATAAGATTAGGCGGTGAGTTCTGGGCGATGGAAAACTTACAGCCATTGTGTACCGGATGCCACAACAGCAAGTCAGGAAAGGAAAGTAAGCTTTGAAATTGGTGATTATTTCACAGTGCAGTGCAACGTGGCGTATAGAAGTAGTGGCAACAGCACCGCTTGACCCCATAGCACCCATAGAAACCCCACCCCACTCCCCCGAAACCGCTGTCGAAGTTTTCTTCACACCCAAGAAGACAAAAAGTTTGGTTTTTTAACTATATTTGTTTGGAAATTATGATTTTTTATAGTAAAAGAGAAGAGGAAATTTACACAGAAACGCTCGAAGCAATTACGGGCAAAAAAAACGCGGCCGATTTGAATTTGATAAAAGCCTTTGCTGTAGAGATGGCGACTTATGAAGAAGCTTGCGCAAAATTAGCTAAGAAAAAAACAACCACACGCGGCACCGGTGGCGAAATGCCGTCCCCGTGGATTGCAATAAGGAACCAGGCAATAACAAACGCGCAGCGCATAATGAAGCTGCTTAATATGTCTGAACTTGCAAAACAAGAGCAACCGGTGGCAAAGGTGGCAAAATTAGATTTATTAAAAAATGGCAAAAAAAATATCATTCAGAAAACAGCTAATTAATGGCGGGTTTATCATTGAGCGTAAACACTTGAATAAGTGGCGCGGAGTGGACAAAAACGGAGAAATCTCTGATACTGTGTTTTTTTACAGAAACGAATATTTAGCACAAATACAATTAAACAATTTTGAACAACGCACAGAAATATTGCCAAGCGATATTATCGCAGGAGATACCGAGCTGCAAGTTAATACAGAAAGCGGCTCAGAGATTTGAGGCCGACCTGCAGCGCACAGATATAATCTTTAATGAGGATTTATACATGCACGCCGTGGAGTTTATCGAATCATTGGAGCACACTGTTGGAACTTACGCCGGTAATCTTTTTAAGCTAGAACCCTGGCAGCATTTTATTGTTGCTAATTTGTTTGGGTTTGTTAAACCTGATGGCTATAGAAGATACACTAGGGCTTATGTTGAGGTGCCGAGAAAAAACGGTAAATCGACATTTTCCAACGCTTTGATGCTTTACGGATTACTCGCCGATGGTGAAGAGGGCGCCCAGGTTTACAGCGCGGCGACAAAGCTAGATCAAGCCATGATGGTTTTCTCAGAATCGGCTCGCGTGTGTAAGCAAGTGGATTGGATTGCTGAGGGTGTAAATGTTTACAACTCTGTGAATAACCGCCGAATAAATTACGGAAATTCATTTTATCGCCCGCTTGAATGGAACCCAGGCAAACAGGACGGACTAAACACTCACTTTGCAGTTATTGACGAATATCACGCACACTCTAGCGATGAGCTGTACAACGTAATCCGTAACTCTATGGGGGCAAGATTGCAGCCGTTGTTATTTGTTATTACCACAGCAGGCTTCAATCGTGAATCGGCATGTTATCGCCATAGGCAATATTGCACTAAAGTGCTTGAAGGCGCGATAAATGATGACGCGTTATTTTCTGTGATCTACACACTTGACGACGGAGACGATTGGATGGAGCCCGTAAATTGGGCTAAGGCTAATCCAAACTACGGAGTGAGCGTAAATCCCAGGCAGTTAGAAGAGGGACTGCAGGAAGCGAAAGAGTTAAGCCATAAAGAAGTTGAATTTAAAACCAAGCTGCTTAATGTTTGGACAGACACCGCACAAACATGGATTAGTGATGAAAATTGGATGAAATGCGAAAATGACGTTGACCCACACGGCGAATGTTACGGCGGCTTAGATTTAGCAACGACCGGGGATTTTTGCGCGTTTTCACTTTATTGGCCTAGCACAGGAGCCGTGCGCTCATGGTACTGGCTTCCAGATGAAGCGGCAAAGCGCCGCAATGATCAGCAAGGTGACGCGATAAGAAATTGGTCGCGTGACGGATTAATTACCTTAACAGAGGGAAATGTTACAGATTACGAGTTTATTAGGCATAAAATCATTGAACTTGCAGAAAATTACGACATTCGAGAGATTGCTTACGACAGATGGAACGCTACGCAAATAGTTAACGATTTGATGAACGCGGGATTAATCATGTATCCATTTGGGCAGGGTTTCGGCTCAATGTCGGCACCGACGAAAGAATTTGAGCGATTGGTTAAAAATCGTAACCTACAGCACGATGGAAACCCGGTAACGCGTTGGATGCTTGGTAATGTGATGTTGAAGCGTGATCCAGCAGATAATATAAAAATAGACAAAAGTAAAAGCGGCGACAAGGTCGACGGGCCAGTGTCTATTGTCATGGCGCTTGGAACGTATTTGCAAGAGGCTCAAAAAAATAATAACCAAGAGTTTTGGTTTCAAAGCATATGAATTACACGCACGACGATTTTATACGCACCTACTACACTGCGCTCCCGCATCACAAGAAATATGAGGACGCGTATTGGTATGTAGAGGAATTATTTAAAAGTAAATACGGCCATTATAAATACAGTAGTTATGGCGTATTTCGTGCAACACTATCGCGTTGGGTAAAATGTAACAGCGTAGAATAAGATTAAATTTAATATTGCACCAATGGGATTATTTCCTAACATATTCAAAACAGCGCAGAAGCGTAGTAGCCTAACCGCTCCCAGCGATTGGCTAATAAAATCGTTGTCATCATTATTCGGGCAGCAAACCACCTCAGGGCAGAGTGTAAACCAAGAAAGCGCCATGAGTATAGCGAGTGTACACGCTTGTGTGCGCGTTATTTCTGATGGTATCGCGGCGCTTGGTTTAAAATTATATTACGAAAGTGAAGATGAAAGAAAAGTAATCTACGCACATTATGGGCAAAGTGTTGTAAACGAACCCAACGCGTATCAAACAAAATTCGATTTCACAAAATACATGGTGTCGCAATTAGTGTTGAACGGTAACGCTTACGCATTTATTAACCGTGACGCTAGATTTATTCCGATTGCATTACACCCAATACATCAAAGCAATGTGACGCCGTACATGAGCGATGGCGAGTTATTTTACAGAGTGCAGCAACTTGGTTTCCCATCAGTGGTGCCTGCAACTGATATGTTACATTTTAAAGGCTTGAGCCTTGACAGTGTTTTGGTTGGTAAATCACCAATCACGTTGCATGCCGAAACTTTAGGCATTGATTTAGCAGCTATAAAATCAAGCGCATCTGTTTACAAAAACGGAACATTGAAATTTTTGTTAAAATCTGCCGGTAAAATTGACGAAGCCCAGGCAAGGCCGTTGCGTCAATCACTTGACGACGTTATAGATGGGAATATGCGCAGCACCGTTTTGCCACAAGGCGTAGAGATGGAGCGTTTATCACTTAGCCCACAGGAGGCTCAATATATTGAATCTAGAACATTTAGTGCTGAGGAAATAGCCCGTATTTTTGGGGTGCCTGCGTCAATGATTGGTGCAAAGGAAGGGATAAAGTCAAGCGTTGAGCAAGAGTATCAAGACTTTTACGCGCGCACATTGATGGCATACTGCAAGAATATTGAACAGAAATTAAACTGAAAATTATTGCAGGAAATAGATAAACCCTATTATTATTTTAAGTTTAATTTTAATTCATTGTTGAGAGCCAGTGCCAATGATCGCGCAGATTTTTACAATAAAGGCATCAGAGGCGGCTGGTTATCACCAAATGAAGCTAGAGCATTTGAGGACGCCAACGGCTTTGAAGGCGGTGACACTTACTATGCCGAGGCTAATTTAATACCACAGCAACAATTTGAGGCATATATGGACGCTAAAATACAGCAACTACTAGCCTCAACATCAAAAAATAATAATCCAAATGGAAACAATTAAACGAGCAATAGGCACGATAAATTATCGCAGTGAAGGTGAGGCGATGCCCAAGGAATTTGGCGGCATTGCTGCAGTGGTTGACACTGTAACCGATTTGCGTTTTTTTGAAGAAAAAATAGAGCGCGGAGCGTTCGACGAAGTTTTAGAAGATGATGTACGAGTGCTATTCAATCACGAAGCCGAGGCAATTTTGGGCAGAACCAAAAGCAACACAGCGCGCATATGGGTTAACTCAGACGGTAACCTGGAATATAGCTGGGTGCCCGACTATGAAAACCCACTACACATGCAAGTGGCTCGCAGTATCATGCGCGGTGATATAACACAGAGCAGTTTTGCATTTACGGTGAAGGAGTATTCATGGGGCAAATCTGAAAGATACGGCGACATGTCAATGCACATCGTGCGTAAAATTGACAAGTTGCTAGATGTTAGCCCGGTTACATATCCAGCTTATGAGGACACCGTAGCCGAAGCGCGCAGCATATTAGCGACTAAGCCAAAAAAGGTAAATGAAAGCGATTTGATAGAAATAACAAAATTAAAATATAAATAATCATGAAAATTAAAGCTCTTCACGAGGAAAAAGGACGTTTAATCGAAGAATTAAACACCTTGCAAACTAGCATTAACGCTGAACAGCGCTCAATGACTGACACTGAGAAAACTAGATTTAACGAAATCGACGCTAGATTAGATTCTATCGGCGGAGAAGTTGAAGTATTGGAGAAATTGCAAAAGCGTGCAGCTGAAAAAATCGCATCTGCTCCAGTATATGGCGCAGCTTCAACTAGCGACAAAAACGAGCGTAACGAAATGGCTAATAAATATAGCTTCAAAAGAGCTGTTGAAATGGCTGCAACAGGTCGTCGCGAAGGAATTGAATTCGAAATGCACCAAGAGGCTGCAGCTGAATTTCAGCGCGCTGGTGTTAGCGTTGCTGCACATTCAGTGTTGTTGCCTTCTGATGTTTTCAAGCGCGATATGACCGCAACAGGTGGAAGTTCTGGGTCTGAAGGTGGCGTTAACATCCAAACTAATGTGGGTGGAATTATCGATGTATTATTGCCTAGAACCGTTTTGGCTAACTTAGGTATAACTCGTTTCGATAACTTGACTGGTAACCTTGATTTGCCTCAGGCTTCTACACAGCCTTCTGCTGGGTGGAACACAGAAAATGGAACTGCTGCTGAGAAAAGCCCTGCATTCGGTAAGGTTAGCTTCTCTCCAAAAAGATTGGCTGCTTTCATTCAAGTTTCTAACCAATTGTTGCGCCAATCTTCTAATTCAATCGATGCTTATGTTCGCCAATATTTGGTTAACGCTATGGCTCAAGAATTAGAAAAGGCTGCTATCAAAGGTGGTGGATCTAACGAGCCTACTGGTATTATCGGTAACGCTAACGTAAACGTAATTTACGCTGGTGGTGCTGCATCTAACTCAACCAATGCAAACGGTGCTGCTATCGTTTGGGCTGACGTTGTTAACGCAATGAAAGCTGTTGAGAGCAACAATGCTATGGGTCAAGCTTATTTGACTAACCCATTAGTTAAAGCTGCTTTGCAGACTACTCCTAGACAGTCTAGCGGCGTTGAAGGTAACTTCATCATGCAGTCAGGCGCTGGTGAGCTGAACGGTTATCCAATGGCGGTTACTACCAACGTGCCTAGCACATTGTCTAAAGGTTCTGCTTCTGATTTGTCAGCATTAATTTTCGGGGACTTCTCCCAGTTATGCGTGGCAAGCTGGGGCGGAATGGAGCTCACAGTAGACCCATTTTCGGGAGCAACTGCTGGTCTTACAAACATGGTGCTTAACAGCTACATGGATGTAAACATTTTGCAGCCTAAGGCGTTTGCTGTTTGCAAGGACATTGATGCCTAAATAAAATAACCCGCGCGGGGGTTTCAGAGACCGCGTGCCTTGGGGTGCTTAATTGTCGCCCCAAGGGTCAAATTATGAAAGTGAAATTTGTTAAATTTCCAATAGCCTTAAACCTTGCGTATAACGTAGGTGATGAGGCTGTACTTGAAAGCAAGCAGGCTCAATTGTTAATTGACGAAGGTTATGCCGTAGCCGTTAATGAAGCGCCAAAGAAAAAGAAACCAATCAATCCTGAGGAAGGCGACTAAAAATGATAATTGGCAAGCGCATAGTTAGCGTGAGTAACGCAGATACTGACTACATTTCCGTAGCCGAGGCTAAAACTCATCTACGCGTAACAACGTCGGCGGATGACACCTATATAAGCAACCTAATAAGTGCGGCGCTTGACATGGCTTCGCATTACGTTGGTTATGAGGTGCGCGAAAGTGTTTGCCGCTATGGCTTCGGTGAATTAGTGGGGCAACCCGCAACAGTCAACCCTTTAAACGGCTCGCCATTGCTTGTAGGTAATTATTGCCGCATTCCAGCGCGAGTAATTTCATTGGATGCGTTTTATTACGTCAACGAAAACAACGCACTAACCGCGTTCACGGATTACATTACTGAGCCCGAGCCGTTGTCTAATTTTGGACTTGATTTGTACCTTAACAGCACGCCGTCGAATTTAACCGATGCGCAATCAAAATACATTGCAGAGGTAACAGAGGGCTTTGAGCCTTCAAGCTTCCCTGATAGCGTAAAAATGTCCTGCTTGCTTATGGTGGCTCAATACTATGACAATCGCCAAAATATAATTGTTGGCGTGAGCGCTTCTGAAATGCCTTATGGATCAGATTTTTTATTGAACAAATATAAATTATCCACATTTGCATAATGAACGCGGGAAGGTTTGACGATTTAATTTCTATTTACCGTTACACTACGGAAATAAACACCGATACGGGCGAGCCGATAAAAACATGGTCGAAGCTTGCTGATGTATGGGCAGAGGTTAAGCGTAAAAACGGCGTCGAGCAAGTTGCTGCAGAACAGCGCGAAAATAAGCAAACAGCAACCGTTAAAATAAGATTTTACGAAGGGTTAAGCGTATTGGATAGGCTTGTTATTGATGGGGTAAATTACAACATCATTTCAATTAACTCAATTGAGCGCAGGATGTATGATGAACTTTATTGTGAAAGTAGTCAATAATGAAGTACACAACGGGCTTCCAGGAATTAAGCAGGGACTTAAAAAAAGCCCTTGAAAAAATTACACCTAAAGAGGCTTTGAAAATAGTTGAGCAAGAGGGCAATAACTTAGCGCAATCAATTCGACAAAATGCGCCAATGCAAATAATTAAAGAGGATATAGGCGTTATTTCTAAGCCTGGATATGATAGCAGTGTTTTGGTTGGTTTGCGATACGATAAAGGCCCGCGCACAAATTTGGCTTATGCTTTTGAATATGGAACAGTGAAGCGTTTTGTTAAGCCAAAAAAAGGCAGCAACAGAGCCGCACAGGATAGAAGCTATTATAGGGGTTTTTTATCACCTAAGCCATTTTTTCGCCCTACTGTTGACAGCAACGCAAATAAAGTTGTAACCAACATAGCGGATAAAATTTTTAAACTTGCAACAAATAAATTAAAATAAATAATCATGGCAACTACAGGATTAGTAAACGGAACCCTGATCGCCCTTTATAAGGACGTAGCGGGCACATTGACAAAAGTAGCAAACGCTACTTCAAGCGATTTTGAATTAACTCGCGACACGATTGACGCAACCAACAAAGATGGCGGCGCATACAAAGAGTTTTTAGTTGGCCTTGCGGGTTGGACTATGAACGCTGAGGGTATCTTTGAAGAGGATGGCGGAGTAACTGGCATTTCTGCAGAGGACCTACTTGATGACGTTATCGCGGGAACTCCTATCACCGTTGTAATGACATCAAATGTAACCGGAGATCTTAAAGTTAGCGGATCTGCAATTATCACTTCATTTTCTTGGAATGCTCCAGTGAACGATGTTGCAACTTTTTCCGTAGCTTTGCAGGGTACCGGAACTTTGACCGTCGGTACTATTTAACTCATTGTTTGTTTTTTGTTTTTCATTCCATGCAAAAGGGCGCAGAAATGCGCCTTTTTGTTTATATTCGCAGAATGGAAATAACGATAAACGGCAAATCACACCCATTATTTTTTTCAATGAATGCAATAGAGAAGATAATGGAAGCCAATAAGATGACCGATTTTGCAGCATTGGGCGAGGCTCAAAACCCTGCAGAAAGTTTAAAATTTGCGCGCATCTGTGCATTTTATGGGATAAAAGCAGGCTACAAAAAACAAGGCAAAAAATGCCCGTACGAAACGGCCGAAGATTTAGGCGACGACGTGCAGAATTTCACAGAACTTACCGCAGCAATGGAGGGCTTTAGCGAGAGTGTGAGCGGTTTTTTTCAAGTGAGCCCAGCAGAGGCGAAAGCGGAAAGCCTTTAACCTGGGAGCAAATTAAACATATTTCTTATGGGGAGTTAAATCTTACCCCCGAAGATTTGGAGCGCTACAAACCTGAGTTTTTTAGATTGAAGCTTGAAGGTATGCGCGAAGCACAATTTCAGCAGTATAAAAACGAATGGGAGCGCACTCGATGGCTAGCTACTATCGTGCTGTCACCACATCAGAAAAAAGGCAAAGGCATCAAGCCGCGCGACCTAATCGAGTTTGAATGGGAAAAGCCTAAACTGAACGTTGTTGAAATTGTAACCCAAAACAAACACATATTTGATAAATTGCGACCATGAAGGCAATAAAGGCCCTTTACAACCTACTTATCAATGATGTGGACACAGCGGCCGCCGTCACAAATAGGATTTATCCTGTGCGCGTGCCACAAGGGTTAACATTTCCTGCAATAGTTTTAACGCAAATAACACGCGAGGCCAACGAAACAAAAACGGGCTATTCCATTACAGATGTGGCGCGCGTTCAAATTACTGTTTTAGCGGACACAGCAACAGAGGCAATGACGATAGCGGAGTTAGTGCGCGAGGCCATGTCGCCCGTGCTCCCTGCAATTTATAACACTATTTATGTTAGCAACATTGCATTTCTTGATGAACAGATTTTAATCGATGATGACGGCGACGAATTAGGCGTGTTTTACATTGCCCAGG